CTTCAAAATCACTCATACAAACTCCACGCTTACCATAAGTTCAGTCAAACAAGCAACGGTGTTAATCTCAGCATCAGCAACGAATGCTTGCTTGTATTGATAGTCGGCTAGAATGATAACTGCTTGAGGTATACTTTGTGGCTGCAATACATCATAGAGACTATCATACAGTTTGCGATACAATGTTGCGGCATCAAAGTCAGCAGTAGCAACCCATTTACGAATTGCACCAAAGTCTTTGTTCTTCAAGTGTTTGGTGATTTCTGCAATTGATATGTCACCAATCTGTGCGAGAATACCAACATCAATCTTACCAAACTGTGAATAGCGTTGCAACTCATTCAAGATACGCCGAAAGTCGGGAAAGTGTTTCTTGACTAATTCAGCAATTACCTTGTCTTCATACTCAACATTTTCACTTTGCAAAATTGACTGAATGCGCTTGAAAAACTGCGCCGCCATCTTTGACTTTTCATCATTCTTTAATGTAAAGTCAACAACCGCACACCGACTGTGTAGTGGATCAATGATACGATTTTTGAAATTACATGTAAAGATGAAAGAACAGTTAGATGCAAATTCTTCCATTGCATTACGCAAAGCTGGCTGGGTTGAATTTGGATTCAGATAGTCAGCTTCATCAATGATGATAACTTTACGACCGCCAGTGAATGACATTGACGATGCAAAGTCTTTAATCTTGGTACGAAAAACATCAATGCCCGATTCATCTGAACCGTTAATCATAATGTAGTCGGCCCCAATCTGATTACACATTGCTTTCGCAACTGTAGTTTTTCCAACACCTGCACCACCAGATAGTAACAGGTGTGGAATCTTTTCTGAGTTTACATATTCTTGAAACGGCTTTTTCAGACGTTCTGGTAGAATACACTCCTCAATAGTTTTGGGACGATGTGCTTCGGTCCACAATAAATGTTGCATAAAAACTCCATAATAAAAAATTCAAAAAGAAAAATCAACCTTCGCTGGTTGAACCGAGTTCTGTAGCAACCCAATATTGCAAGGGCTTTGTGAGATTTCTAAAGTGTGCGATACCTTTGAAAGAAATAGAAATTTCATATGAACCAGGAATCATTTTTAGGTTCTCGGTCTTAAACAACATCTTATATTTCTTTCCATTGCCAGGAGCAACTTCAAGTTCATTGCTGTGTGTGGATGTGTTTTTATCATCAAGGGCAGTTACAGAAATTTTGCTACCATCCGAAATTACTGCGATGTGTGGTGTACCAAGAACAGATGCGGAACGCAAAATGAATTCTAGGTCCTCTTGTTTAAGAGTAAATTTTACTTCTGGCTCTGGCATTTTAACTGATTTATCAGATGCATTTTTAATCATAGTTGCATCACAGATACGATAGTTAATTTTACTACGACCTGAAGTATCATTAATAACAGCAGACTTGGTTACAGTATTAATTTCAAGTTGCGAATTATCTTGATGTAAACTCAAAACTGCAAGAAACTTATTCAAGTCATAGATACCAAAATCTTCATTGATAGCTTCTGGGATTGTGGTTTCAGCCAAAACTTGTTTAGAAGCATCACATGTACGCAATACGCTACCCTTACGAAACATAATACCATCATTGATAGATGCAAAGTTTTTCAATACGGTCAAGGTGTCTTTAGACAATTTCATAATATACTCTCCAAAAAAATTTAATTATACAACATTCATTCAGCATTGTCAAGCGAATACTTAACATCATGCTCATACAAAAAAGATAAACAACACATGGCATGTGCTAAGTGGTGTATACCTGATTCTGGGTCTAATGTTTCACCCATTTTCCATGCCCAGATATGGCGTTCCAATGCATCAAAGTATCTGCGTTTGGAATCGGGAACTCTTTTCCAGTTGTCTCTTTCATATTTTTGAGCACCGAAAGTAAGAACCCGTACCATTTCTTGTTGGGCAAGCGGAGGAATCAAACCATATTCTAGTTTGTTTCCGTCAAATTTACGACCGCCTGTAGTGGCAGTCTGTGATGCTTTGATATCATCAGGTTTTGGCGGCAACCAAGTTGTCATTATAGTTTTCCTGTCAATTCAGCAATCTTAGATAGGTTACCCGTGAAAGGATATGTACCGATATGTTGTGTTTTCATCCATGGGCACAAGAAGATAGAACCTCCAGTTTTGCGCCATAGTTGACAAAACATATAGTCTTCACTTAGGTATCTTTCAGAACCACCTCCTGTTGCGCTATCAAGTGTATCAATCACGGTATCAAAATACGCATGAATGTATCTTGAACCATCAAAGTGTGCTTGCCCAACGTGGTCAGGTTTGTAACGCAATTGAGGATATTTTTCTTCCAAGATTGGAAACACTTCTCGCTTGACCATCATGTAGCCAGTACCAATCTCCAAAACTTCTAGAGGTTCAGTCACAGAGAATTGTTGAGTGCCTTTAACAACGTTAAACACATAATCGCCAACAAGATTTTCCAACTCTTGTGGTGCTAAGTCTGGATGTTTACGTGCGGCAAGTGCGATGTTGTTCCAGTTGATAGCTTTCTTGGGATAAGGTCCACCAATAACATCTTTATCAAGTGCTAAGAGTGCGACTACATCTTGTGGATTGTAGTGTACATCAGAATCAATAAAGAGTAGATGGGTGCAATCAGAGCGGAGAAATTCATCTACCAAATAATTTCTAGCCCGTGTGATTAATGATTCATTGAACAAAAACGAAAATCGTGTTTCAACACCATACTTGGACATGAGTGCTTGCAAATCAAGGCTAGCCTTAACATACATGCCATGAGCCATACCACCATACATTGGTGTAGCGACAAACAATTTGTGCTTTTTCAAGTCTTCAATTTTAACTTTTATTTCCATAATTTATCCATAAAAAAGAGGATGTGATACAAGTATATATCACACCCTTCTTAGCAATCGCCTAAGGATTAGGCAAAAGTGCTAACACCCTTTGCACGTAGGGCTTTGATGCCTTCTGCAACCATGCGCTTGGTTGGCTGACCAAGGCGGTAGAAGGAGATTTTACGACCATTAGCAAGTGTTTTGCTGTTGGTGTAAATTGCATGGCCATCTTCACGCAATTCGTTGATACGTGCGGACACATTAGTAATGCCGAAACGTGCCCGAGCCTGAGCGGTGGTGAAGGTGTTGTAGCCATCAGTCTTGCTCAAAGCGGCAAGCATTTTTTCTTTAGTAGTCATCTTAGACATAATAAAACTCCATAATAAAACCACACTTTAGTAATACACTTGAGAGGTGGTCATTCTCAAGATTCATAATTATAACAAACCACTAAGAGTAAGTCAATACTCTTAGTGGTAAATGTATCAATTAAAATGGTACTTCTTCATTATGTGAAGGTACATTCACTGTAATAGGATCTTCTTCTTTGGCTGGTGCATCAAGTTTGGTGTACAAATCAAGGAAAGACATTTTGGTATCGGTATCAAAACGATTCAAACACAATGATACCGCTTTCATTCGGTCACCATGCACACCATATGTTTTGCAAATGTGGACCAACCGGCGAGTGGAGATGATTTCATCAACACCACCTTCGGAGAATGTTTTGCGAATTACATCAGCCCAAGTAACAAGTTTCTCGGCAAATTCATCATCGGTACGACCAGCAGAGGTCAATTCTTTTTTGATGATTTTACGCTCAACTGCAACAGGAGGAAGAGGTCAATTCTTTTTTGATGATTTTACGCTCAACTGCAACAGGAGGATATTCTTGTTCGTAGGTATTCAAGAAACGTTCCAAGAAGGCTTCGTTCAATACGTTGGTGAACATGTAACGACCATCTTCTGAGCCTTTACCTTTTGTATTTGCAGTGGCAACAATCGTAAAGCCTTCGGCTGGATAAACAACTTCACCTTTTTTCTTCAACATAAAAGGCTTACCTTCTAGTACCCGTTGCAAGCAGGACAAGTTTTGTGCGCCGTAATCAATTTCATCAATACACAAAACGGCACCTTGTCGTGCGGCGGTAGTAACAGGACCATCACGCCATTCCATCTGACCGTTAATCAAAACAAAGTTGCCAAGCAAATCACCTTCATCGGTTTCTGGTGTCATTGAGATACAAACGAATTTGCGTTTTGCTTTGGCACAGGCTTGTTCAACGGACATTGTTTTACCGTTGCCAGATTGACCAGTGATAAAGATAGGAAAGAATTGTTTACTGTTTACAATAGCCAGCAAATCTTCATAGTTGCCAAATGGCACATAATTTTTGTATACTTGAGGAATTAGATTTCCAGTCTCAAGGTCGGTAGATACATTAGCAATTCGGTTTTGTGCAACAGGTGCAACAGGTGCAGTTTCGATTTTCTTCATGGGTAAAACTTGAGCAGATAAATCAACTGTGGAAACATTAGCAGTTGGTAGTTTATATAGCCCACGACCAGCACGATTTTCTGGATCTTTTGTGAACCATTGTGGATATTTTAGGTCGGCCTCATTACAAATTGCCCAGATATC